CCAGGCATGATTACATTCCTATCTTTGGTGAGCCATGACCAAGTATCTGATCCATGACACTCTGCATATCGCCACTATCTACCTTCATAACCTTGACCTTAACGTCACCATCCATATGCTCTTCTTCCATCTCTTCTTCTTCGTCTGGAAGAACCATGCCTTGGTAACATAGTAATAAAAAGTTAACTAACTGATCATCTGAAAGCTCTAGACCTTCTGTATCATGTGCAAAACCCATCTTAGCCATAAAGAGTTCAGCGTTCTCTTCCATGTTCTCTACATTAATATCAGCCATATCTTACTCCTTTTTTAATTTTAATATTTGCAATAACTCCAAGTACATAACATATACCTTCGCCTATTTTACTTACAACCTTTACAACTTTGTTGTTCTTGCCATATCTACCTTTGGATAAGTCAAAAGCCATTTGTTTTGCCCAAGCTAGTGCCAAAGGTTTAACTATTTTATATGTAAAGCCTTTATATCTTAGTTTTGTAGCTACATACTTACCCCATAAACAATATCCACGATATACGTTAGGGTCAACTCTCTTGCCATAAACTTGATCATATTTGTAGATATATTTTTTCATTTCACCCATTTCATAGAGTGCAGTACAAATATAAGTTCCCTCACCACTAGTTCCAGATGCCTCTTGATTTTCTCTAGTAACTGCTTTGGCAAAATTAGGATCGTATCCCTTCATATTTGTTATATTAGTTTGTTTGATTGCATCAGCGGCATAATCTTGAGTAGACTTCATATTTTCATTTAGTTGATTTTGAGAAACTGTGTCATCAGAATATAAACCTTCCTCCATTTGTTTTTGAAAGGAACGACTTCTGTAAGGGTTTGCCTTTGCTCCAGATGGCATCAATTTGCTACCAGCACCTTCTACCATTTTATTTGGATTGCCACCAATATACATAGAAGCTAAATCCAAGCCAGGTACTTTTTGACCAAATTGGTTCATCTCATAATTACTTATTACACCATCTTTATTAGTATCAGAAATCATGCCTCTTACTTTTTGCACTGCAGAGTTTGGGTTTCCTGGTTGCTTTATATTGTTCATATAGTTTGTTGGATTGCCTAATAGTTTATTTGCGGCTTGTTCAGCTTGATAATTTCCTATCATAGAGCCAACTTGCATAGGCGTTCCTAAACCACTAACAAGACCAAGTCCAGAAGTAAGTGTGGTGGATGGTGTTAGGCTATAGCCAAATATATCTGTTGCATTATTTTGACCTTGCACACCTAAAGATAGCTTATCAAACTCACCTCTACTTAGATTTCCTAATGCTCCAAGTCTTTCAGCCATAGTTACCTCTTATGTATTAGGAGCGTTATAAGAATTGATAGGATCGTTAGGATTAAATGTTTTATCTCTACCATCTTCCATTTGTCTCATCATTAAGTCTTCTGGTCTAGGTGTTGGCATCGCCATAGGTGTTTGATTGCCAGCTGGAATTCCACTTAGTGCACCCATTTCATTATCAGATTTTGATCCAGAGAAGTTCTCAGCATTAACTCTTCCTGCAGATTGCTCAATTGCAATTGCCTCAAGTGCTTGATCTTCTGTTAAACCCATTGCCATTAAAGCGTTTACTTGATCTACGACTGTCATAGGCACTGGCATTTCACTATTCATGCCCATATCCATGTTAGCTGATATGTTTTCTCTAGACCTTGCACCATATATAGCTCTCATATCTCTGTCAGACATTGCTCCAGATGACATATCAGGCATAGCCATTTGTCCAATCATTTCTCTTTCTTTATCAGACATTGCACCAGCCATTTTTTGCATTGGTAAGTCTGGTCTTTGTGGTGGTAAGTCTACTGGGTTTCCAGTTACAGAATCAATGAATTGCCCTGTTGGTGTTATAACTATTGGCATTATCTTAGCTCCTTTTGTAGTTTAATAGCGTTTTTTTCTCGTTCTAATTGTAGTTCTAATTCTAGCTTTGCTACTTTTGCTTGTAATTCTTGTTGTAACTTAGCTTGCTCTATTTGCATATCTTGTTTAGCTTCTGCTTCATTGATTGCTAGTTTCTGTTGTGCTTTAGCTTGATCAGCTTGTATCTGCACTTGTGTTCTAGCTTTCAACGCCTCTGCCTCTAGTTTAGCAAGTTCTTGTGCATATTGTAGAGGATTGTTTTGTTGTTGTTGTTGAGACATTGCCACAAGAGGTTTAATAGCTTCCATTTGTGGTGCTTGCTTAACGACTTCAGCCGCTCTCTGACTAATAGCCATATCAAGTGCTGGATCAATATCCTCAAACTTAAACTTAGGATCACGAATATCTGGCATTCCTGGTAAGGACATATTGATACTTGCTTGCATCCGCTGCCTGTAAAGTAGTGCTATATGCTCTGCTATATGTGCAATCAATAAAGGTTGCATTGATCTTGCCCCTGGATTTCCAGCTAAAGATGGATCGCTGATAAACTGCATATGAACTGCAATATGGCTTTCGTGATCTTGTTCTGGGAATGCTCTTATAGGCTTACCATACATTAATGACATATTTTCAGTAATAGGATCAAGTTTAGATGCCTCTTCTGGCTTCTTTAGTACTTCATCTATGTTGTTAATCCTTATTGCTTCGTACATTCTTTTGTACGCCTCATACTGATCATGCAATTGTGGTGCTGATTGAGACATTTGAAGAACTGCTTGTGCTTGTGCAATTCTCTGTGCAGTACTGAATATATTAGGATCACTGACTGGAATAATATCTATTCTATCATTAAAGTCTTTTGCATAAATAATTGTATCTACACCACTTTGTGCGAACTTAAATTCTTCTGGTAAATATTCTGCATTTAACTTTGCTAGTAATTTAAACTCTTGTCCTTGTGAATAATGCAGTCTTTTGTGAATGGCACTAAATGATTTACTACCTTGTTCAATCAAAGCGACTGTGCTTCCAACAGGGGCATTTGGATTCACATCTCCTACATTCAGGTCTGCAGTGTTCGCAAACCTTCTACCAATATCTGTGATAGCGTTCATAAGATTGAACAAGGTACCAGATGGCTCTTTAAATGGAAGAGGCATAATAGCTTTGTTTACATCGTCTACAGTAGCATCAAGATCAGCAAATTCTCCTGGGTTGATTTGCATCTCACCACCAGTAACTCTGCCTTTTAGCTTAAAACCACCTTGCATATTTGCAAAAGCCGCACTATCCAATAATGCTCTAAGTGATCCAGTAGCCGCTTTACCTAATCCACCAATCATATGATATAAGCCAAAACCATAGAATCCAGTTCCTGGTAAGAACTTATAACTTATGAACCAATCTCTTCTCTTCTTTCTTTCGTCTTCTTCTTCCCAGTTACGTCTTACTGCAACAATCTTTTCTGAGTCGTAGTCAATTGTAACTACATAAGGTAAATGAACTATATTATCTTCGTCTTGCTCATTGTCCTCATCAATTCCATCAAAGCTCTGATAGCAATGCATTTCTAACAATGTCATCACTTCATCTTTAGCTTCACTGTTGTAAGGGTCTACGCCTTCTATCTCACTTCCAATATCTCCACTTGGGTCAATGTCCTCTGAAGAATATTTGCTTGGTAAGTAAAAGCCAGCTTGAACATATTTGTTAAAGTCGTTTCTAGGCATTCTTATGACATGAGTGTATCTTGTAGATGTGTATAAATCTTTACTCTCTGGCGATACTACGAAATCTTCTGCCTTCACAAATTGAGAACATTGTCTATCTAAGTTAGCATCCCACCAAACTTTTTTAAATGTATGTCCAATTAATGGTAACTGAAATAACATCTGATCAAGGTCTGGAAAGTATTCTGGCATCTCTTGAGTGATTTGATAGTTCATGTAATCTTTTACACGCTTGGCTTGCTCTTCCATCTCTTCATTAGGATCACCAACTATTACAGTCTTAACGGGACCTCCAGATGGGTATAATTCTGCGATTGCTCTAGCATTAAACTGTGTAGCCGCTTCTGCTATCATAGGATGAACAACTGTACTAAGTCCTCTAGAAGCTCTTTGGTTCTCTTCTTCGTCTTGTCCACCTTGAGGATCGAGTGTCTCTAGACCTTGCTTGTATCTAAATTCCCACTCTGATCTAGCTTCTTTATCTGTTTCATAACAATTAATAAGCTCACTAGCTACGCCATTTAACTCTTTGGCATCGATCTCTTCTGCTAAGTTCTCATCAAAGCCAGTATCTTTGACTTCAATTTCATCTAAACTTGGGTCACCAATTAGAACTTCATCGTCATTTATTTTTTCAACTTGAAATTCATCTGAAGGCATTGTTTCTGCAAAGGGAATTACTTGTGGTTCTCTAGCCATATATTGTCATCCTTTTCTCTTCTGTACTGTCATCTTCGTCATAATCTGTAGAATGAGTTATAAACCAACCTTTTCTCAATCTTAACCAAGCC